CTCGGCCAAATCAGTTTCAACATGGCTGCTGTCGGATTGTGTGACCTTTGTTTCGGACTGCTGGGGCAGATCAACGGCGACATCGACCGGAGTATAGATCGTCTTAACAATGGTCTCAATTCTCACGCTATCGCTGTTGTTGAGCACAACAGGTGGTGTTACCGTTGGATGAATCTGCTTTTGAGTCTTACATCCTGCAAGACACATAGCAAACATACAAAGTAGGAAAAATGTCTTTTTCATCGGTTTTGAGATTTTACGAATTTGTCCACGCCGTTGACATGGAGATTAACAATCGCGTTATGGCCTTCAGGCGAAAGCAGAAAATCCACATCGGCCTTGTTGTCCTGAAACATTGACTCCGTAAGGACTGCCGGACACTGTGTATTAACCAGGATATAGAACCGTGCCTCATAATCGGGATCGCCGTCGGAGTAATCCGTGCGTATAGGCCGTTGTTTGCTATCATAATCGCCTTTTGCTTTCCTGATTGGGAAATCTTCGATATAATCTTTAAGATAGGTCTGAGCGGACTCATAGAGATTTGTAGCGAGTATGTCTGCCTTTGTCTGACCGGGCGATGTGTAGGCACACCATCCGCCGGCACTCTTCCACTTACCGTCGGCACCGGCCGCGTTACAGTGGACTGATACAAGTAACACATTGGATTTGCCGACCTGCCTGCATACAGCATTGACGCGCCGACAACGCTCCGGGAGGCTTATATCATTGTCCTCGGTTACAAGGATACGGGCATCATATCCCATCGCCCGGCGCTGGGCGACAATGTCTTTTACAAGTTCACGAGCCTTTTTATACTCCCGTAGGCTCTTATCGGGGGCACATTTGCCAAGAGTGTCTATGCCGTGTCCGGCATCGTACAGTTCTACTATCATTTTTCTTTCGGTTTAAGGTCTGATAAATCAATGTCGAAATGTCTTGAAGTCTTGTCAACGAGAATACGTTGTAGCAATTTGGCCCACTTGGAACCATTGCAACTGGACTCGTTTTCGAGTATAGACCAAAGCTGCCAGAAGCAGATGGCACCGGCGGCCACTTTGGTAAGGTCGATTGGCCATGCATCGGTAATATGTCGCTGAATCATGAACGCCATTATGATAAGCGCATACGCTTTCATCAGGGTCACTATTACTTTGCCGAAATTGTGGCTTTTGAATTTCTTTCCGTCTTTGCTGACTTTTTCGGGGTAGGCTTTACGCGCTCTTTGGGAGAGAGCCCACGCCGTATAGCAGTCGGCAAGTATCATAATGGTGCAGATAAAAAGATAGGGATACGTCGGCTCTATGATGGCAAGAATGGCGCCAATGGCCGTAAATATCCAGCGTAGGATTTCAGATAAATTGGTCATATCTATGTGATGTTAATTATTGATTAGCGAGAACAGCGAGCCTAGAGCGGAACCTATGACAGAACCGATCATATCGGCGGCAATGTCGTTCCAGTCCCACTTGTTGCCGGGAGAGCATTTGTCACCATACTCTTTTCCTACGCCTATCGCGCCGCCGGCAATTACACCGGCAACCGCAGACAGCAAATATGTTGCTCCACATAAGGCCTCTACTGACGAGGCTATGGATGCTACTATGAAACACACCGTGAAATGCTTGATTTTGTCCTGCTGTATTTTCATGACTCCTATTTTTTCACCAAAAGTAAGTCAATAAACGTATGGTAGTGTCAAATCCTAAATTTTCCGACTTTACAAAAACACCTAAATCTCGATAGATAAGGCATATACAAAAATATCGAAACGGCATAAGGTTATGAAACCCTATGCCGTTTCGATATTGTCTCGTGCTTACCGTACTAAAAACGTGCTTTCGGTTACGAGAGCTTTTTCCTGCCAGCCGAGAGCATACATGCGTTCCTTGTGATCGGATGCAGTCTTTGCAAATTCAGCAAATTCCTCAGCGGATTCCAACTCATAAAACGCAGGCTCTCCGTTCTCATACTCACCGACTTTGAATCTCTTAGGAAACATTGACGCGCCTGCCACCGGGAGCAATGCCAGCATGCCTACGATATTTCCTTGCGTTTCGCTATCGAGATGGACAGGCAGCCCTTTCCATGTTAGGCCATATTCAATGGCCCGGTCGGTATTCTCATCAACCTGCCTGAATATAGTGGCCTTAATATCATCGATGGTAGGCAGGTGGTCGAATCGTTCCCGATAGTTATAGCCCGTGGGGGCATCTTCGTAATCTTTGCCGAATCCGAATATTATCTCCCATTTGTTGCGGCCTATACGGTATAAACCGTCCTGCCGCTCTTGTGCGCCGTATATTTTTTTCATTACAATTTGATTTTTGCGCTAATATACGACTAAAAGCGGCAGACTGAGCCAAATGCCTGAAAAACCGAAAATCAGGTAAACTTGTATTTCACTTTGTTTCCGTCAAATACCTCGCTTTGTATTGTGGTTTCAAATGGGAAACCATCCTCTATGTCACTCACTTGGTCAAGGATATTTTTCATCTCCTCAGACGAAGTGAAGAACTTGCCCCACTCGCCGGTGGACTTGTCCTTGAATGATACAAGATAGCGGCCCTCTCCATGAGATGTGGTCATGTCGTCTTGATAATCGTGTATCTCGATTTCCTTGTTTTGCAGTGCTCCGAGACGCATGATTTTTCCAGGGAACCGTTTCTTACCGTCAGACGGTGTATAGACGATTCCCATTTCTGAGAATTTCTTCATATGATGATGTGTTAATTTAAAATACAGATGTTTGCAATCGGCATGGCAGGCCATACCTTTGAGAGAACCTATTATTTCCCGACGGCGTTTGCGTGATTTCACTTTGGCCAATTTACGAGCAGCATTCTGCTTAATCCGTTTGCGCAATAGTGAATGGGTGCCGAAATTCACATAACCGAGATAATCAAGTCCATCTGACAACGGCCTTACTGCTTCTGTGTTTTTAATACTCAGCCCCAGGCCGGAAATCATATTTACAAGTTCGTTCCTCAACCTCCATAATTCCTTTTTGGTCGAGGCGAACATAACTATATCATCGCAATAACGGTAATAATGGGGATGGCGGACTTTAACACCGTCAACCTCTGTATAATGGCACGAAACCATTTCTATCATGGCATGGTCTATGTCTGACAGATGAAGGTTGGCCAAAGTCTGGGATGAACGCAAGCCTTTGGATATACCGACAGGCATAAGGCTTATGAGATTGTCAAGAATAGGCAAAAGCAGAGGGTCGGCAATGTATCTCCTCAAATCCGCCATCAGCCGTTGCTGATTGATACTGTCATAGAACTTGGCAATATCGCACTGATAGTAATAGACCATGTTTTGCGGATCTGCGTGTATGTCATCTTCGACTATGTGATGCAGCCAGTGCATACCCCGCCCTTTTATGGACGCTGCCGTATTGTTTATAAGCGAGGGCATGGTGTATTTCTCCACAACTACCATTATGGCGTGAATACCGATACGCTTGATTACTCTCGGAGCCTGACAATACCGCTCTTTTGGGCCATCCGTAACATGGATTTGCTGGACATCATCAATGGTAACGCGAAATTCGCCGGACGAAATCTGCCGGGTAAGAATCGCTATCGTGTTGGTGCGCCTTTCATAGTACTTTTTCCATCGCGCACATATTTCAGGAGTATCTTCCTCGGATTTATCCGGGCGAAAACGCTCCCGCTGCCTCTTGCAGTCAAGATGGTCGATGACATAATCATAACTGGCAAGCATATTTTGTGGTGATACAATCTCATCGATAAGATTGTACAAGGGATAAGTGATGTCCATAAGCCTTCAGGGCTTCTCGTAATTTTTCCGCTTTCCAGACGCACCGGTTCCGGCACGTCTGCTGTTGCCGAGGTTCAAACCCCTCGCCTCTTGCTTTGCCTAACCCGTAGGCGTTGCAGGGTGGCGATTATATAATTGGAGCGCTTTCGCTCCCGATTATAGTCCTTAATGTCAGCCGCACGCCGGTATTCGTACTCGAAAGCGAACCGGCGTTGTTCGCATTCGCATAAACGAGGCCGTTATTCGCGTTCGCATTGTTGCCAGACCGGAGCAACACGCGGCATAGGGGTTATCCGCCTAATGAATGCAAATTTACAAAAAATCGGCCAATTGTTAAAATTTCAATAATATCGACTCGCCTACGGCGAGAAAAAAGGAGAGGGAGCAGCCTCCCGTTGGTCGGCTCTCCCTCTGACGCTTTTACGATATGACGCGTTACGCTGTCTCGCTCTCGCTATCCGCTGTTACGAACTCGATTACGCCCCTGAAGGCCAGCCGCACGCCGGTATTCGTACCCGAAAGCGAACCGGCGTTGTACGCATTCGCATAAACGAGGCCGTGATTCGCGTTCGCATTGTCGCCAGACCGGAGCAACACGCGGCTTCTTGCATTAGTAATGTAGAATACATCTGCATAGTTCATGTTCCACTTTGAATTGTCAGAGGTCACACGCGAGGCTATGACATCGCAATGACGACCATGCTTGACTCGGCCGATACAGTAGCCGGTGGTCGTAAGGCCCTGTACCACTCGTTCTGTTTTCTTCACCGGGTCGTATATGTGCCATTTGCCGTCAACCGGGAAATCGCCCACTGATTCCGAATAGCGGTTGCGCCGGAGATCGACAAATGTTTTCACGTTGATAGCCACGTTGTCCATCCACTCAGTATTACATCCTATGAAATTCTGAATACCGAACATTATATTACCTATATTGCTGCCCGTATAAAACCGGGTGATGTTGCCGTAGGAGTTGAAGTTGTTGGCCCCGGTTGTATAACGGGAGCTACAGCCATATCCACACCGCGCCTGTATGTCGCGGTCGCCCACAATGGCGAGAATAAGGTTTGCCAAATCCTTGTGCATCTCGTAGTCGATTGTGGAGAATCCGGGGCCGCGCATACGGCAGAGGTTGATAAGGTCGGCCCCAGAATATGTTATCTCGGAAGTGGGCACACTCGTATTGGTGAGGTTGCCATCGCTGTCATAGGCCCACTCGCTGTTGATAACGTGCTTGTCTGTGCCGGTTTTGGTCTGCACACCGCTGATGGAACGAATCCGCATAAGGCTGTCTCCCGAGCCGCCATACACGCCAACAAGTTCCTGCTCGTGTTCCACCCAGTCGGGTTCAATGGCCTCAATCGCCGTACTGTCTACGGCTATGGCCTCAAGGTCGTCAAACCCAGTGGGCGAGGTGAACACGAATTTCTTGGCGCCGGCGGGCACGTCGATGAAGATGTACTCGCCCGGCACGAAATCGAACAGCGAGTTACCGATGCTCATGTTGTATTTCCTAATTACCTTGCCATCGGAATCAAGGAATATGGCCCCAACAGTGGCATTGTTCACTCCTGGCCAGCGGACTTGTTTCATGCCGTCCACGTCAAGCTCATAGACATTCATGTTGGGGTTTTCTGTGGGCGTATATGTGCCACCGATATAGATGTCATCCGTGAACACTGCCACCAACGCCTGAATCATGATGTCGGCCAACTTCTTACGGTTGGTCTTGGATGCGGTGGAAATCGGCCTATCCTTACAGGAACTGACGATGTAATATTTCTCCTGGTTCTTAAAGTCGTTGACTCCCTTATACCAGTAATGAGGGATGTGCTTCATTATGTCGTAGCCTTCTCCGGCCATATCCGCTGGGTCATAGTCGGAACCGTCGGCCAATTTGGTATAATCGGAATCACTTATCTGCCGGCAGTACATTTTACCATCTCGGACATTGTAGGATGAACGGTAGGCGTGGCTCATGGCCTCAATCTTTCTGACGTGCCCCGGTACGGTATAGCCGTTGTTGAACTTGTACCCGGTACTGTCGTCGACATTGGTCATGTTCTCTGTATCGCCCTCAAAATCCGAATAGCAGACCGTCGAGTACTGCGAATTGTGTATTTCCAATGCCGGGAAGTAGGCTTTGAGAGAATTGAGAACGCTGTCATCAACGAGGTCTGCCAGAATCCAGCGGCCTGTTATGCCGGAACACTTACCGCTCTCCTCGTATGCGTTGCCCGTGGGGTCAAGACCTATCGCCCCACTTGATTTGAGCGCAAGCAGTACCGATGAGGGGGATGTGATGTTGACATCCGGCAGACGTATGAACCGTATGCTTGATGACTTGATGATTTCGTTGATGAGGCCCATAGGATCGATGTTCGGGCAGCCCGAAAGCATAAGGCGCTGAACACTGCCGAGTCCGGCAAGTGTCATGCCTCCGGGATAGGTAAGATTCGGGAGGTTTACCAACGACAGGTCAGTCATCGTGGCAGGGAGGACGAGAGTATCGACAGGCGATGTTTCGGCCAACGAGATTGTGGTGAGTTGGCTGTCAGCGGCAAGTACCCTCTCCAATCGCGGACATTTGGAGGCATTCACGGTTGTAACCTCGGTGCCCGTTATTTCCAGCTCACGCAGGAACGGCAAATCACCAAGGTTCATGTTCTCAAGGAATCCCGTATTGCCGGGCGAGAGAGTCCATGATGCCTTGTGTGTCGCGGAGCCGATTTTTATCTTCTCGGCGAGCGTCATTATCGAGAACTGGAAATTGGGGTCAAGCGAGAGTTCAGAAAGGTCTATCTCGCTCATCTGGTCGGCCTGATAGATATATAGGAGGATATTGTCTCCATGCTGGAAGTCGGTGAACACTCCGCTTTCTCCGGCTTTGAGATACATTCCCTGGGTTACGTTGCCGCCGTCGTTACCGATACCGAAATAGCCGTCTTTGGCAGCCTTGAAATAAATCTTGGCTCCCGGTTTGGCTCCGACACGACCGCCGAGAACGTGACTTGCATCCTTGAAATCGCCGGTCTGATAATAACCGTCACGCACACGCCATCGCTGTTCGATGAATCGCGGCAGGGATGTAAGGCCGAGGCCGTGCAGGGCGTAATAATACAGGTCGTTGTAGCCGGTATAGTTGATGTACTTATGTTCTCCATCGTATGAGGACACGACTTTCGGCCATTTCAGCATACGCATCGTCAGGAAGAAGTAGAACGCTCCTTTTGGCGAGAACGGCCCGGCGCCTATGCCGTCTATCTCGGGGAGATTACGCATAACCGACACGACACCGGGGAGTGTGAGAAGATTGCCGTTGGCATCCGTCATCATCTCCTGCTGTTGCCTAAGGTCGTTCCAAAGGATAGAGCCTCGGCCTGCATAGCACTTGTCATCCTCGGCAGGGTCGAGTCCAGCGGGAATAGTGTTACCACCGTCATTGTCTTTGCCGTTGCAGGTGTCGCAGTCATAGACCTTGTTGAAGTACATCCGCACAGGCTCCATTGCCGAGGGGGAATGATAAACGCCGTTCTCAACCCAACAGCCATCTTCAAGGAAGAACATGGGTTGCATATTCTTTGCCTGCTGGTCCACTGCGGCGAGATAGTCGGTGAACACGTAATAGCTGATGAGCGACTGCACGCTCATATATTTCCATGCGTTGTTGCGCCACAAGGCTTTCCATGTGGAGGCGAGGGATTCTTTGGAATAGTCCACGCTGTCGCAGAACTTCATAACTGTATAGAGGTCATACGGCACCTTTCGGCCCATGGCCAAATCCTCCTGCAACTGATCATCATCAATCATGCACTCGAAATACCGGGTCCATGCCGGATAGCTCGGGCGTTTGAGTCCGAGTTTCGTTACCCATGAGGATTCCGTTGTGGTGGGGGCCATCATATCGTCTGCCGAACTTACGCCCATGAACCAGTCCATAGCGTCATAGGTTATGAGTTCGTAGCCGCTTACAGGATTCAGAACGTCTCCCGTTATCTGCCACTTGCCGTTTACCTGACGCATCGAGCCGCTGGAGCGTGTCCACTCGCCTCCGCTGAATCTCATTATGCGGTAATCGCGGCCGCAGTATTGCGAGAGTAGGTATGGCTTTGATGTATCAAGCCCCTCGGTGGCCGTGAACCGGGCCATTGTCTGGTCGAGGGTTTCACCCTTGTTGCCGAAGAACTCTATGAAATCACCATAGTTCAGACAGCCTTTGTTATATCCGGGAGTATCCTTGAATCCGAGTGCCACCTGCTCGCCTTTGTCCTCTTTCCAGTTGCCTTTGGCATGAAACCAGGCATCGGCAAGGCTTTCCATAGTGGAACGGAACGCGGCAATCGGGTGGTTGGCCGTGGAGTGGTTCATCTGCAATCCTGTTACGGTGAGGTCTCCGCTTTCCCATGTGCCGTCGAATGCTCGCTGGGCCGGTGTCATATATTGAGAACCAAGGGAGCGGTATGTGGCGTTCATCATATCGCATACGCCGCAGTCGTTTGCATTTGAGCTGTCTGAATAATCGACCTTGACGGTTATGATGCTTACCGGGATTGTGCTTTCACCGACACGCACGGCGTTCTTTGCCATGCGCGAGTAGGACATCACGGCATCCTCGTTGGTATAGTCGGGATAAATCGGCGACACTACTATCTTGTCGGCCTTGTTGACGGGCTTTTTGAGATAGAAACGGTCATTTTTTATAGGACGTTTTGCCGAAGTTGTACCCTGACGGCGCCATTGGACATTGGTAGCCTTGAATGACCTCCATGGTCTCCCGGGATCGAAGTAGAACAGCGTACAGGTGAATTTCGTAGAAGTGTCGATGTCGGAGTCAAAGGAATCGAATGTGGCTTGTGGAGCCACAACGACATAGTACGGTATCCCTTTCGCTTTGAGTAGTTCGAGGGATGGCTTGTTCTGATTGTCAAGAACATTCTCGGCATCATATTCGGCGATCATCGCAGTAGTATCTGAGAGTTTGCAGAGATAGTTCTGGAACGCCTGCGCCCATTCATAGTAGCTGTCGTATGCAAGTACATAGTACAGATACAGGTCTCCGTCAGTTCCGTTGAATCTAATCTGAGATGTGTTGAGGATTGCGCCGGAGTTGGCTATGTAGCCGATAGCTGCAACTTCCTCTCCATTGATGTAGAGCTTAACGGTGGAATATTCAGTAGTACCGCGAATGACTGTCTTTGTTGAGGGTTCCACAACGACTGCCATCGTGATTTTTTCCCCACAACGGAACGGGCGTGTGCAGACAGAGGGTGAACCGTTCTTGCAATACAGAACAACCTTGTTGCCGCAGACATAAAACCCGGTGCCGCTCGTTTCATCGTAGCACTCGATGAGTTTGCTCTCGTCGTCCTTTATGTTCTTTGTGGCAAACGCCATCTGTACCGCAACGCCATTGGTACGTTCTACCGAGGCATTGCCGAATGGCGCCCAGGGTATGAGTGCCGTTACATTCTCGGCTATACGCAGACAGTTTTCACCGAGATAGTTCCCGAACCCGTTTGATGACCAGTTGGAGCCGTTGACATCCATAGTCATGCCGTTGTCGGTTATGGTATGGTCGCTTTCGGAGTTGGAGCGTGTGGCGAAATCGTAACCGAAGATTGCGCCCTCTTTGATTACGGCGTCGATGGCCGAGCCTTTAATGGTTACGGTGATGGTGTTGGTCTGGGATGTCTCGCTGACAGCGTATGCGGTGAGGGTGTCAGACCCGTCTGTGGCATAGCCTTGTATCTGCTTGCGTACCTTGTAGGTCTGCGAAATCTGACACTCCACCGAGGATACGATGTGGCCGTCCACATATACATCGGCCACGGTTGAGTTCTTTCCGGGGGTGTATGCGGCCACTTCGAGTTCAAGGGAATCATAAAGACGGAGTGTGCCGTTGTTGGCATCATTGAATCTCAGTGACACGATGGGCGTGTGTGACGAGGAATCGACACACATGACAGCGGTATATACGGTGTTGCCCTTTACTCCTGACGCTATGTCCTCGCCTTGTATGCGAACCGGATAGGAACCGTGTGCAAGCGTCTCGTTCCCGCCGAACACATTGCGTGGGTCGATTGATATGGAGTGCGAGTAACTGTCCTTTACGACGGCATTGCCGAGCGTCCGCCACTCGCCGTTGTAATACATCTCGGTCTTTACCTGAACACCGTCCTTTGACACGTTGGAAGCGAATTTATACAGCAGCAGGTTCTTGGTCGCACCGCCGACTTCAAGAACAGATGCCAGGGTGTAGTTGAGTGTCTGGACACAAGTGCATGTTACATCGACTGCCGTGACGGTAATGGTACGGCGTTTGACATTGCCATCTGCATCGCGTGCCACAATGGTAAAGTCACGCCGGGCCGCCGCCGTGAAGAAATCCGTGAAATCAAGTGTAAACTTGTAATCGGTGGCCGAGGTGGATGATTTTTGGTTAACATCGTCGCTCCAGAGAGTAAGGCCGGTTGTAGCGTCCACTATTTCAAGCGTGCGCACGACTCCGAGAATCTCGTCCTCACCGTCGTAACTAACGGATTTGACGGCTATGCTTGTTGTGATACGGGAGCCGAAAGCGGCATACAGTGCCTGTTCTTGCAGATATATGGAGAGCGATGAGCCTGACTGCGTGCCGTTTCCGCTGCTCTTGGGTATCTTGACTTGTGAGCCTACGGCGATGCCTTTCTTGTTCACACCTTGCAGAAGTATGTTTTCGGCATCTTCAGTCTGCTCTATGTCAACTATCATATTCTGCGCCATGTCGTAGGCTCCGCCCGTTGAAAAAGCGTCATTGCCTCCCTCGGTCGGGATATCGCTTGTCTCTATGTCGGCAGATCCGCCACCCCCGAAGTCTACCCATTGCGATATATCGGTTTCGGAGATGTCGGCCACCTGTCCGAGATACTGCTTGGTTTCCCATACTGCGTTATCTCGTTTGTAGGTGAGTATAACGCCGGGCTTGAAATATGAGAGACCGGTGGTCTGCTCTTTTTGGCGCACGGCGACTATGGCGGTGGATAGATTGTAAAGTTCACCGCCGCAGAGTTTGTTGACGTTGATGATCGGCTCATCGCCGGCGCTCATTCCAGCGAGGTCTATCCAGTTGCCGAGAGCCTTGAACTGCGACTCGGTGGTGTTCACTCCTACGAATTGATACGTTTTCCATGACCCTGCCTGTATGGCGAATGAGATTTGCAGGCCGAGAGAGGCTATCCCGGCATTAAGTGTGGCGAGTATGGCGGATTCGAGACCGTAGTATTCACCTGCCGGAAGCGGTATTTCGTTGGTGACATTGAAACAGTTGCCGAGTGAGGAACCCGATATTGATTCCAGCTTATTGTTGTTGATGCGGTATATACCATCATCTTTGCGGTACAGGTAGGCTTCGTTGGCGTATATGTCGCTGTTGTATTTTTCTACGGCATTGCCGTAGAAATCAGTACTGCCGAAACTGCGGAAATATACGCCGCCATCCCCGTTGGGACAAAGCCATACGCCATACCGTGGTTCGGAACCGTTGCCATCCCAGGATCCGTCACACGGCAGTATTCCGATGTGGTCTATCTGGTTTTCTGCATCCAGCAGCCGGTTTTTGACAACATCTATGTCTTTTTGCAGCTGGAGACCCTCGTCGCCGGGGAAGGCGGTGCCTGATGTGTGGCCCAGTGCGAGGTCGGAGCCGATAGCCACAAGGTCGGAGCCGTTCCAGTAGTAGGATTTGTTTGACGAGGTATGAACGTATATTTTGCCGGCAACCGGCTTTCGTCCTTGGGCTGTACCTTCACCGAACAGATTCGCGTCAAGCCAGTTGCCGTAGAATGTGCGTGCGGTGATGATGCCGGAATCATTCTTGGTCGACACTTGGAGCAGAAACCGCTTTGTCGCGGTGTCATAATACACGATACACCCCTCGTCTGTCGATGATTTCGCAGCCGAAGCCATAGCGAACGAAATGTTTGCGGCGGTTCCCGAAAATTCTTTGACATTATCCATGGCGTCGGGGATATACCGGGACGGTATCTTGCCATTTTTGTCAATCGGTGCGATACCGCCTGCAACCCCGATTTTATTGTTGATGGTGTTTACTCCGGATTGGGCTGATTCGGCCTGAGATTTGGCAGAATTGGCCGTGTCTTTGGCTGTCTGGGCCGTGTCATAGGCACTCTGCAACTTTACTTTGTCTGCTGCAGTCATCAATCCGGATCTGCTTGTAGTCGCAACCGGGATGGAGGTCGATATGGTCTTGCCTATCGATGAGATAGTGAGTGTGGCGGTACTCTCGGCAACTGATATGCTTACCGATTTCAGCTCACACTTGTTGATGAGGGTTCTGAGAGAGTCCTGCTCCGTAGAGGATAAGGACGCTATCAAGTCCCGTAGCACCTTGTACGTTACCCTCTTGCCTCCGTTGATTTCAAAACTGTCACCATCACTCAGCGATGTTACCGGCGTGAGTTGGTCGATAGTCCTTGAATTGGTACGGATGGCCGAAAGTACCGCACTGACGATGCTCTGCAATTCGTCTTGTGTTATTGCCATACGCTATTTGATTAAACGGTTAATATAGTTTGTTGTAAGTCGGTAATTGGTATTGTCAACACGGCGCATTATGGCCTGATGCCGTAGCGTGAGTTCCGGGTCGATGTTGACTACCTTTTGGAGATTCTGAGTGAATACGAAACTGTTCACGTTCTCCTGAAGAATCGTGGCCTCCGGCGCCGAGTTCTCTTTCCTGGCATATCTTTCGCCGTCGAAATAGACGTAGGAGCAACAGAGTGCCCGATTGAGCATTTCGGCAAACCACACCGGGCATCCCTCGCTGTTTCCGAGAGTGAATTTCTTTTGGGTGGATTCGAGTCCGTAGAGTTGCACGATGTCTGCCTTGTCTGTCACAAACTGCTCACCCTCGACAGCGAAAGACCAGTTGCTATCCTTGAATCCGCCGGGAACACGAAAGTCAAAGAAGCGTTGCATTCCGTCTATGAAAAATACCGCATCCTGCCGATGTCGGTTGCTATCCATTGAGAACTGAATAAGTGTTGTCCGCTCCAATTCGAGCAGATCATCAGTAACCTTGAATACGGTACTTGTATGGCCGTTGAGATTTACGGAATACAATCCGGGGCTGAGGTTGAGAACAGCAAACCTCAACCTTACAGTCGATGTTATGTCCCATGTATTGAACATGAGCTGAAACAATGGTCTATGGTCAGGTTCAGACATAACATGACAAATCCACGATTCACTTGTTCCACCAATAAGCTCAATCAGGATGTCATCGGTCGGAGCGAAAGTCTGTATATAGCGACTTTCTATACCATCTGACTTCCTCAACGGGAAAAAGAGAGGTGTAAACGGGCTGAGTATCATAATTCAATATCTTTTACGATGAGTTTGTATTTTACAGCCTCATTCGTGGCGTAGTGGAAAATCGCCTCCTCTACAAACCCTCTGTATAGGATACCGCCACTTTCAATTTCTACAAGATTATTTTCAGAAGCCGGTTCGTCCACTGCATCAGTCGTAAATGATACTCTGCCACATGTCATCAAAGGAGTATCAATATCAATATTTCCAGACATGGCACGATCACCGATAACAATGGAACTATTCCCCACGCTCGATGCAAACTCAAGATGTACTTTTCTGGCCTGCATTCCTATAAACCCAGCATTTGCAAGGACACACGACATTGGAGAGAAAGCCCCGTTGAACACGAGGTTTGAGATTGTATTCTGAATAGAGATTGACCTATCTGGAACGAGATGACCACTCTCAAATTTTGCAAGCACAAAGAATATATCCTTATCACTTGTTGAGTCGGTAGTGTCTTGACCTCTCTTCTGAACCGCAAACTCTATGCCATAGCAATCGGCGCGATACTTGCTTATAAGACTTAATTTTTTCTCATTAACAGTGTGGCCGGTTGAGTATGTATTGTTGAAATTGAACTCATCTCGACCATTGAAACCTTCATAGTCTTGCTTTTCGTAGCCGATAGTGACAGCAGAATATATTGCTCCTGCTTCTATTGTATAGTTTACTTCTCGAACATTGGAGATACGATTGATATCTGAGTTATTTCTAAATAGTTCGGAACGATGAATAAAGTGGACAGTTTGAGTATCGCAAATACCTCTTTTAACATCACCGTCAAAGGATTTAAGATTATACTCAGCATCAAAAAAATGCCCACCGGATTCATTATAGAACAAAGTATCAAGGCGTGCTTTACCAGTTTCCGGGTTATTATATGAATCACATCCTTGCCATTTTGTGTAAAAATTTAACGAACCATCTTCATTATAATTATCACCGAGCACTGCAAAATATGGTGTTCCTTGCATTAACACGACCTGACGCGAATGTGTTCCTGGACACATCGTGTGCAACAAGTTGGCCTTTACTGAATTTGGCCATATAAACGAATATTTTTGGGCACGATTGAACTGCGCTTTAATACGAGGGCCAAGGTAGTAGGTATAACCGAACACAGTCTGCATCCAATCAACAAATTCTGTAAATGATGAGTATATTTTTGCCCCTTCGATAGCTCGGACACTTTCTGCCGCCAATAAATATGTATTGATAAGTCTGGAATCATAGCTGCTGAAATCCACATTAACAGCCAGCTTTCCCATACATATACGGTCAAGAATCTTCTCACAGAGTATTTTGGGGCTTATAGTGTCTATGGTTTCTCTCTCACCAATACCACCCCATGAGAATTTTATATCCTGATTTAATATGGTTATGTGGAGTGGCCCATTATAATTATGATTCCAAGGCTGTCCATAAAAGCCAATCCATATTTTATCTCCAGATTTCAATTCCACAGATTGATTTGTATATACCATTTGCATTTGGTAGTCTTCAAGGGTAAGACCGGTATCACGCCATTTCACTTCTGAGTCTGTTCCATCGAATGATTGACTCATTTTCCAGATTGTATTTGTTGATTTTACCAATGCAGTAACGCCGTAGTTAACCCCTGTAAATTCAGGATTTAAATCAGATGGAGTATTTACCTCTCCAAAATACACATTAGGATTGTGTCCGAGTTGGCATAAAAGAGAATCATTACCTCCTGAATCTGTCTTATACAGATTGAAAGCTATAGATGTCAAATCGGTATAATTCGTGCGTAAATCAAAAGCAAACCCTGCTTCAATATTCAAAGTAACATCGCTAATAACTTCAAAAATACAACTTCCTTCATCTTCCGTCTGATCTCCATATTTAAGACACCCATTTACAAGCACGTTCTCAGTGGTCATATATACAGGAACACGATGTTTATTCCATGCAGGTTTTGTGATTTTCATAGAGGTACTGTCATCAATGCTCTCCCCTATAATTTGGTAGTTCAATGACTCAATCATTGGTATGCGGTCATAGTTCATCTGAACAGATGTAGGGATTTCATCGCCAACTGAAAACTCATACTTGGTACCCTTATTTGCTTTGATATGAGCAGCAAGACTGTTATCTATGCAATTCACTTTGAGAATATAGTTATCCCACATCAGAGTAGAAAAATCAATAGGAGCAGCAAATCGCTCTTCCCATTCCCAACGGTTTGTGATGGTATATAGATATAGGACTGCTACAGCGTTGAATCCATCACGCAGATACAGGTTCAACAACATATTGTATGCCTCGCCAACAAATTCAAACTGGGATGTAAACGAGCGAGTAATACCACTGTAATCGATGCGCTTATAAGCACACTGAATTTCATCCCAATTCTTGATGCACTCTTTGGGAATCTCGACCTTTTGGCCGTCTATTTCTATACAGTATTTCGTGAGCATAGTTCTGGCTTTTTCGCAAATGTAAGCCAAAACACAGCCCGTTCAGCCAAATGTTTGAAAAACCGAATTTAAACAAAAGCGCATAATCCTGCCTAACTCGTTGAGTTTTCGGATTATGCGCCCGAAGTTGCCCTGAAAGCGAACTTTTATCTGAGCATTGCTGTGGGGCATATTACGGCATCTCCGGCTATATAGTCGTTGCATCTGATAGCCTTGTTGAGATTGGCTATCGCCGTGGCAAAGATGTTATGCCCTTTGACGAATTTACCTTCTTCATTGACAATCATGATCTGCAGTTCATTAAGCCTGACAATCTCGATGAATCCGGCTACATAAGCCTGAGCCTCCTCAAGCACGAAATCTGTCCCGTTGCCGGGTGTAATTTGGCATATCTTACCATTTTCCTTGATGAGATATGCCTTGTCTGGTAGCAGCTCCATCAGAGTGAGCAGATAAGGTTCTCGACCTTGAAACAGCGGAAAGCGTTTCTCTCGATGTCGAAGTAGGCCATTGTCTTGTATGAAGGCTTGGTGACTTTCTTGCCGCCGAGTGTGGCGCCGGCAGGGACGTTTTTGAGAGTGCCGGAGGCTTTGCGGATAGAACCGTCGGATTTAGTATAATAGAATGTCACTGTTCCATCGCGCATGGCTTTCGCAAGGCGGTAGAGCTGCCACGCCTTTATCATACAGAGACGCCATGCCTGGTGTGTAGCTTTCCAAAGTTGCCATGCGTACTTCATTACTCTCATTCGGAAATTATTCTTCTTTTCCATAATTAAGGGGGGTATTATTGGTTTGACTTTTAATTGATTATTGTTTTATTTTCTAATGTAAAGTTAGCCATAATTTACAATAGACACAAAAAGAATAACCACCATTTAACGTCTGGAAATCACCATTTTACCACCTTAACATTTACTGACATTTTATAATTCCAATACCTCTTTAAGCATCTTTCGTCCATTGCTGATTCGGCTC